ATGTCAATTTTAAGAGTTGTTGGAATAGCAATTGTAGAAACTCTAACTCAAATTTCTGTTAAAATGGCAATTGAAAAACTACTTGAAGCAATTAACGATAAAGAAGAAGAAAGAAAGGATAAAGAAAAAGATATAACTGTAGAAATTGAAAAACAAAACATAGAATTACAAAAACAATCTCGCTTGTTAGACACTCTTTTAAATAAGAGACCACGACAACAAGGTCCATTAACAAAAGAACAACATGACAGAGTTACAGGAGGTCTTGGCTCTACTTTATTTGGAGACATAGGAAATATACTCACACCTAGTGCTAATGCTTCAGATATAGTTTCTGGTGCATCACCATTTAACTTTGGTGGAGGTGGAAGTAGTGTATCGGGTCTAGGTATAACTGCTGGTGCAGCAGCATTTGGTGTACCACCAGCATTTTCACAACCACTTGCAGATATGTTTGGAAGCAAGATAGATGGTTTAGGCAAAGACTTATTAGGTGGCATAGTTCCAGAACTTAAAAATGGTCCAGGAAAAATTATTGGAAAGTTAGGCTCAGTTCAAAGTGTTTTAAGTGGTGATTTAAGTGGACTAGGAAGTATCTTTAGTGGTGGCTTTTCAAATCTAAGTGGCATCTTAGGTGGCTTAGGTGGAATACTTGGTGGTGGTGGCATAGGTGGCATCTTTAAAAAAGGTAAAAAACTATTCGGCTTTGCAGGTGGTGGTAGACCTCCAGTAGGTGTAGCATCAATAGTAGGTGAAGAAGGACCAGAGTTGTTTGTACCAGACACACCAGGAACAATTGTACCTAATGGTGGTATGGGTGGAACTGTGGTAATTCAAAAACTAGAAATTATGCCTGGAGCTAATGTAGATCAAGCACTTGTAGACAAGCCAATGACATTCTGGGTAGACTTAGCACAAGAGAAAATTTTACCAGCTCTGAACACATTAGGACAAGCTGGAAACACAACAACTCTTAACTTTAGAGGTAACAGATAATGGCAATGCTACTAGGAGTTCCAAATTCAAGCTACATAGATTTAACCAATATAGCAGGTTATGGCTACACATTTGATAAAACATTTGATAAAAAAGACATAAGAACAAAAGGTGGAAAGCTTTTTACCTATATAACACCAGCTTCTACATTTAGACAGTTTAAGATTCCAACTACCTTTGTTACATCATCTGATGTGTCAATAGTTAATTCCTGGTTTAGCACAGGTACAAATCTTAGATTTATAGAAGATGACACTTATGCTAACAGTTATTTTGATGTTAGAATAGTAGGTACTTCTGAGCCTTATAATAAGTTTATTGCACCTTATTTCAGGCAATTTTATTCAGGAGAGATAGTAATAGAGACTATTTAGAAGGTAACCTACAAGGTTTGATAAATAAATTAGAAAGAGGTAAGATATAACAATGGCTCATGTTTACGATACAGCAAGACAATTTTTAGCAAACGGAAGTGTTGATTTAGCAACACAAACAATTGGAGTAACCCTTGTTAACACAACACTCTATACATTTTCTGCAGCACACCAATTTTTAAGCGATATACCAACAGCAGCACAGATTGGAACAAGTTCATTATCTAATGTAGCTGTAGCATCAGGTAGATTGGATGCAGATAATTTAAATATAGCAACAGTAGCAGTTAACTCAGTAGTAAATGGTGTTGTATTGTTTGTATCAACAGCAGATTCATCTACAAGTCCACTATTATTTATACAGAGTGAAGGCACAGGGTTTCCACTAACTCCAGATGGTGGAACAGTTACTATAACTTTCCCAAGTTCAGACCCCTTCATCTTGAAGGTGTAACATGGCATTACAAGGATTAGTAAATAACAATTTAGGAGCAGTAGAATTATTAGATGAAACTATCGTAGCATCTGGCACATCTACAGTTACTTATGATGGTATTTTTAATAATGATAAGTTTTCTGAATACACAATAAACCTTAACGAAACAGTATTGAATGATGGTAGTTTTAATTTATCAATTAAATATAGAGGTGGTGGCTCAACTTTATTTGGTAGCACAACAACTTATAATGCAAGAATTGCTGGTAGATTAGGTAGCACTATGACTTTAAATACAGATGGATTTACATTATCAACTGGTGAAATGAGAATAGCAAATTATATTCCAGCAGTAACAAGCTCAACTTCATCAACGATGCATTTTAAATTGGATATTAAACCATTTAATCCACAAGCAACTATACAAGGTTTTTGGGCAGGTAAAACACATGATGGTTTTTACGATATATCTAATGCTTATTGCACAATTGATACTCTAGCCACAGCAGTTGATGGAATTCAATTAGGTTGGACTGAGGCTAGATATTGGGTAAGTGGTCAAATTCAAGTATATGGGAAGAAACGAGATGCCTAGAACTAAAGAAGAAATTAGAGAATCATTAGTAAATGAACAAGCGACTTTTAAAATTGTAAATGGTGAAAAGGTTGAATTAACTGATCAAGAAAAAAACAAAATTTTAGAAGATGCAGTAAATGATATTTATGACAGGGAGAACTCGGGATAATGGCAGTAGCAGGTGCAACAGGAGTAATAACATCAGCAGAGTTAGCAGATAATGCTGTAACAACTGACAAGTTAATAGATGATGCAGTTACTAATCCTAAAATTTTAGATGAAACAATTGCAGATGATAAACTAGCTAATCCGAAAGGAAGAAATCATATTATTAATGGTAATATGCAAGTAGCACAAAGAAATACTAGCTTTACATCTGGAAGTAATAATGATGATGCTTATACACTAGATAGATTTTATATTCTTTCAGATGGTAATGATATTATAGATGTTACACAATCAACAGAAGTTCCATCTACTGCTTTAAACTCAATTGCTTTAGATGTGGAAACTATAAATAAAAAATTTGGTATAGCACAAATTATTGAAAATAAGAATTGCTCGGGGTTAATAGGAAATACTGTTACACTTTCATTTGAAGCAAAAGTTTCTGCAACAACAAAACTAGATAATGTTAAAGCAGCAATAGTAGCATGGGATGGCACAGCAGATTCAGTAACAAGTGATATTATATCTGCATGGGGAGCTGAAGATACAAACCCAACATTAATTACAAATGCTACTTATGAAAACACACCAGCAAATTTAAATGTAACAACTAGCTGGGCTAAATATTCAGTAAGTGGAGCAGTTGATACATCTGGTGCAAAGAACATAATAGTTTTTATTTGGTCAGATGTGACTGATACAACAGCAGGTGATTTTTTATACATTACGAATGTGCAATTAGAATTAGGAAGCACAGCATCTGATTTTGAACATAAATCTTTTGGTGAAGAATTGGTTTTATGTCAAAGATATTTTCAAAAATCTTATGCACAAGGTACACCAGTTGGAAATGCAAGTAGTGCAAATAGATATTATTATTTAATAGGTGGTAATGCTGACAATATTAACAAGGGTGGCTCACTTACTTTTCAAACACAAATGAGAGCATTACCCACAATGACATTTTATAATGATGCTGGAGCATCTGGAAACATACAATCACCAGCATCTGCACCGAATGTAATTTTACTATCAACACATCATTGGACATTTTATATTACTACTACAGCAAGAGAAATGTATGGACATCATACAGCAGAGGCAGAATTATGAGGAATTTTACATCAGTAACAAAAACATATTATGATGGAGAACACATTGGTTATATTATTGTTGACAATGGTAAAACTAGTCATGTTCCATTAGATCCAAGCAATAGTGATTATCAAGACATACAAGAATGGATTGCTGATGGAAATACAGTTATAGATAATGGTGGTGGTGAATAATGCCAGTAGCAGGAAGAATAAGTAGAATAGAAGATGGAACAATAACAACAGCTAAATTAGTTGATGCTGCTGTTACTAATCCAAAATTACAAAATGACAGTCTTACTGTAAATGGCACATCAATTGACTTAGGTGCTTCAGAGACAATCACGGCAGGTAAAATATTACAAGTCGTACAAGGAACTTTTTCAAGCACATTTTCAACTACATCACCAGCAGAAACAGCTTTTGTTGATACTGGATTGTCAGTAGCAATTACTCCATCAGCAACGAGCAGTAAAATATTAATTCTTTGGAATGTAATGACTGGCTCAAGTGGTGCTAATGTAAATTACATAAGATTATTACGAGATTCTACTGCTATTGCATTAGGTGATACATCAAGCACTAGGGTAAGAGTTACACAAGCACAAGGTGGCAATTATCCTACTTACAAATCTGATAATGTAGCTGGACAATTTTTAGATACACCATCAAGCACAAGTGCTTTGACATATAAAATAGCTTTAGCAAGTAATGGGACAGCAACTTCGTATATAAACAGAAATCAAAGAGACCATACAAGCACAAACGATGAAGATGCAAGGGGTATTTCAACAATAACAGCAATGGAGATAGCAGGATAATGGCAATACAGGGTGGTAGAGAAATAACATCAGCACAACAAATAAGTGATGGAATTATAACTAATGCTAAATTAGTAACTCCAGGAAAAATATTACAAGTTATTAATGCAGTAAATACCACACAGTCAACTCACAGTAGTGCAACAGCAGCAGACTTGTTAACTGCTGCAATAACTCCAAGCTCAACATCAAGTAAGATTTATGTTCAAGCTGTTATACCTTTTACAAATGCTTCAGATGGTGATGCTTCATTTTTTGTTGAAAGAGATTCTACTAGATTGCCAAGTGCTGGAATTACATCTGCTCTTATCAATACAGGTGGCTCTACTAATAATAATGCAATGATGTCTATGACTGCAACATATATAGATAGCCCATCTAGCACATCTGAATTGACTTATAAATTAAAAGTAGTTACAGCTAATGCAACAATGTATATTAATCGTAGAGGTTTAAATACAGGTTTTACAGGTGCAACAACTTTAACATTAATGGAGATAGCTTCATAAAAGGAGATAAATTATGACAGATATAATATCAGCAATTTTAGCTTTAGATCCAAATGCACAAGTAAGTGTAAATGGAGAAAGTTTGGATGGTATTACATGGCATGATGGTAATCCAAATAATATTACAAATGACCAGATAACTGCAAAACAAGCAGAGCTTCAAGCAGATTATGATGCAAAGCAATATCAAAGAGATAGAGCAAAAGCATATAAACCACTTGAAGATCAACTTGATATGCAGTATCACGATAATGTTGATGGTACAACAACTTGGAAAGACCACATTGCTGAGGTAAAATCTACATATCCTAAACCGAGTTAAGTATGAGTAAAGTTATTATTTATAATCAAGAAAACGGAATCATGGCAGTATGTGTACCAGCAGAAAACTGTGGACTAACAGTTCAAGAAATAGCTGCAAAAGATTGTCCAGAAGGTGCAAGAATTATAGAAAATACAGACCTTGATTCGCTTGATAATGAATTTAGAAATGCTTGGTCTTGTGATGCAGACATGAATCCAACAATAGATATGGAAAAAGCCCGAGATGTCTGGAGAGATAAAATAAGAATAGCTAGAAAACCAAAACTTGAAGAACTCGATATTCAATATATGAGAGCACAAGAAGCAGGAGAAGATACTTCTGCAATAGTAGAAACTAAAAATAAATTAAGAGATTTTCCTGCTAAACCAGAAATTACTTCAGCTACAACAGTTGAAGAATTGAAAGTTATATGGGATAATGATTTAGGAGATAAGTAATGGCACAAACAGTAGTAGCAACAGGAGCACAAGCAATAAGTGGAACAACAACAGTTTTTTCAACTGCTGTTGGTGGAATTTATTCTGCTTTAATAGATTTAACTCCAATGGTATCAGGGGCTAATTTAAATATAAATGTAAAAAATTGCACAATTGTTGCATCTGGTCATATAACAGTAACCCAAGACAATTTCTCTGGTGCTCAAACTGAGCCAATGTTCTTTCAACCACCAATGCATACAAACAAAGGTTTTAGCATAACTGTGGTATTAAGTTCTGGAACTGGACCTACTGTACCTTTTGAAATAACACAATTCTAAATCATAGTATATAATTAAACTATGCTTGGAAGTTTCATTGGTACATATAGAGCTCAATCAACTTATCATTTAATATCAAAAGATAAGAAGGTTAGAACACCAAAAAATAACCATTTATCATTTTATTATCTTGATATAAATGATTTAAATCCAAAAACACCAAAGAGCAGAACACCAGGTTTAGAAGAATATTCCCTTTATTACACAGGTCTGCCAAAAGAACAAAAACCTGTAATTCGAGGTTATTGGCATAAAAACCCTTATATTAATTATCAGCTTTTACAAACTGGATTAGAGATAGATGGGGTTGATTTTGAAACTACAGTTGGTAGTTTTACACTTGCAACATCTTTTGAAGGTCTAAGTCCAACAGGTGTAGACTTTGAAACTTCAGTTGGCTCATTCTCATTATTCTTAACAACATCTGAAGATATTGTCTTAACAGGTGTTGATTTTGAAACAGTAGTTGGAACACCATCAATTGGTCGTGGTTTATTAGCAGATGGAGTAGATCTAGAAACAGAAATTGGCTCTATGATAGTAGGAACTATTGTAGAAAGTAAATGTAGATTAGGACACGAATTAACACCATTCTTCTTAAATGAGCAACAATCAACAAATCCTCGTTCAATAGTAAAACAATTTACATTTAACAATTCAGTATTTAGTGATAGAGTTGTAAAATATCCACAGGTAAAAAGAGCTTATGCTGATGTTGTTGGTAAACCATTTACTATCACACTTGAAAATGCCTCTAAACTTATGAATGACTTAGTAGAAAACAGAACCAATTTTAGAAGCGAAGGAGAGATTGCTTTTGGATATCAATACAATCCTTCTTTTGTAGACTTTGGATGTATAGGCAAAGGATTTTTAATAAATGCTGATTATAATGATTCTACTGTAAGATTAAACTTTAAAAATCAAATGGATATATTGTCTCAAGTATTTGTTTCAACTGATACTACATCACAATTAGGTGCTAGTTTTATAAACTCTAATTGGAATCCTGCTGATCTAACATTTGATATTTTAACAACTAATTCTTATGGTGCAGGACTAGACAGCACAACTACTACTTCAAATACAGATATAGATTATCAATCATGGCTTGATTGGAAAAACACATTAGGATCTGAATCAATAGTCGTACAAGGTTTCTTCCCGTATGGAACAAATTATGTTCAAGCATTACAAGGTATAGCAGAAGTGACTGATTCAGCAATTTATGTAGAGGCTAATAACAAAGTTTATTTTAGAAGAAACTTAGTAGGAACAAACAGTTTTAGTGCCGTAGTTTCTGGAAGTGACATAATCTCGTTTGAAGCTAAAGGTGATGCTTATGATATGTGTAATAGATATACTGTTCCAGTATCATTTACTGTTACATCTAATCAAATACAAGGACCAGCATCAACAGTAACTAGAGATAACACAGCATCTATAAACTCTTATGATGTAATTAGAAAACAACCTACATCTAATTTAATTTGGTATGTAGATACTGCTGGTGCAGCAAACTTAGGAGATAGAATTGTATTTAGAAGAAAAGAGCCAGAAGTAGCATTAACTGTTAAAACACCAATCAAATATCTTCAACAACAACTTGGCGATTTAGTTTATGTAATCATAGATGAAGTTGTACTAAGTGACCAACCTTATACACTAATAGCTGAG